GGGGACGCCACGAACGGGTCGATGTAGACCGGCTTCCCCATGATCGTGTCCGGGGCACCGATCTGCACCGACGGCTGCCACGCGTAGTCGCCGTTGGTGTTCTTGATCCGGCGAACGAGCGACGCGGTCGTGTCGTTCATCACCCACGCGCAGCTCGGCGAGTTGCGGTACGGCGAGATGACCGAGTGGTACAGCGAGATGAGCAGATCGAAGCCCTGCCCAACCGTCGACTGCGTGCCGAACGTGATCGTGGTGCCCGCCGGGCCGGTCACGCCCGCGCCGGCATCGAGGATGACGCCACGGGGTGCCGTGGTGCCCGCACCCGTCACGAGGTCCGCGCCGAACGCGTTACCGAGCGCGCGGCCGACCGCGCGGGCGAGATAGCCCTGCAAGTCGACGCCCGTGTCGCTGATCAGCTCCGTGCTGACCTGCACCATGCGGCCGTACTTGAACGCGCCGAGCGTGACCTGCCCGAACGTGCCGTCGGACTCGAGGATCGCACCCGCTTCCAGCACGATCGCCGGTGACGGCGTGTGCGTCAGCGTCTTCGGGATCTGGATCGACTCGCCCGAGGTGGTGTTCAGGATCGTCGGCCCCGCCTGCAGGACGCCGGACACCTCGATCATGTGCTCCTGCAGCTGACCGTAGAACGACGTCGGGACCGTGAAGGCGCCCGCGGCGTTCGACAGCTTGCTCAGGTCGCGGGACTCCTCCTCCGGGCCGCGCGGCATGACGTCGAACGAACGGCCGCCCTCGCCGCGAAGGAACTTGCGTAGCTCCTCGCTGCCCTTCTCGCCGCCGGTGCCCTGGCCGCCCTGCTCGCGGGGCTTGCCCTCGAGTCGGCTGAACGCTTCCTCGGTGTCCTTCGCGCGCTGCTCACCCTCGATGACGGACTTGACGCGCGTGTCGAGCGCGTCGAGCTCGGCGTTGAGCGTGTCCCACTTGGACTGCTCTTCCGCGCCGAAGGCACGGTTCTCGTTGGCTGCGGTATCGGCCAGCTCCTTCGCCTGCTCCCAGACGTTGGCCCGCCGATCCCGGAGCCGTGTGACGACCTCAGACATGAGGTCTCCTTTCACGGAGTGGATCGTTTTGGACGGGCGAGCGGGCTGGCGGCCAGGCTCGCAAAGGGGGCGGCTCAGGAGCCGACCAACTGCGATTACTGCGGTGCTACGTGTGGGCTGGCTGGCGGCCGGGCCCACGGGAACGGGAAGGGGTGAGCGTCCTGCGCGCGGGCTGGCAGCCAAGCGCGCATCCGCCCACTTACTGCGTGGGGTCCTGCTCCCTCCCGAGGATCGCCATGCGTGCGGCAGCCCCGAGCGTCTTGGGCTTCGCCTTCGTGCGGGTCGTCCCGGTCGTCTCGAAGAACTTGCGCAGTTCGTCTTCCTGCGCCATCTGACGAACCTCTTCGAACTCCGCGTCGAAGCGCTGCGCGAGTGAGCGCAGGCCAGCGGTGGCGTCCGGGTAGGCGGGGTCATCGACCGGCGCGACATCTACGAGCTGAACCTTCAGCAGCGTCCGCATCGGGTAGCCCTGATCCGACGTGTCCCAGTGATCCTCGATCGTGCGGAACGCGAACGACGAGTGGCGCACATCACCGCGGGTCACCAGTTCGACGATGTCGGCCCGTGACTGTGGGGGCTCCACCTCGTAGAGCAGGCCGGTGGCGTCGATGCTCAGCGTCAGCGTTCGCGCCGCCGTGGTGCCGAGCAGGATCTCGTGGTTGTAGCGAGCCCGGACATCCGGCCAGTCACGTCCGCGGGAGTCGTTGAACGCGGCCGGTGCGACCTGCTCAACGAAACCGCCAAGGTTCCGCGACAGCTTGTTGAAGACCGCCGCGTAACCACCAATCTTCTGATGCCCCGGGTCTCCCCGGAGCTCCACGGGGTCGGCCGTGTAACGGCGCTCGAGGATGTCCATTGCCTTGCTCCCTTACTCGTCGGCCGCGCGCGGCAGTTTGATGACGTTGCCGGATTCGGACCCGGGATCGGGTACGGCCGCCGGCTTCGGCTGCGCTTCGGAGATCTCAGCTCGCTGCGCCGCAGTGAGCGGCGGGAGATCCTCGTGCTCACGGATCTCGCTGACCGTCTTGAACTTCTTGTCTAGCGCAATCGCGTGCGTCTCATACCGGGACTTCGTGTCCGACCGCAACAGCGCGTCAAGGTTGAACTTCGCGAACTGAGGACGCGGCAACAACCCCGTGAAGTGCTCCTCGATCTTCGTCAGATACGGGCGCATATCGTGAAGATCGGCGATCGACTGCTGCTCCACGTTCGCGTACGTCATCGAGTTCCCCGTCTCCCCGCCGATCCGCTCTGGGCGCACCCCGTAGATCGACGCGACAGTCGTCGCGGTCGCCTTGATCGTCAACAGGAACTGCGACTCCTCCGGCGGGACCGTGATCGGCCTGTACTTCGTGCCGGCACCCAACACGACCGGGTCACGCCCCGACGCGGCCTGCTTGAACCGCGTTTTGATCGTCGTCGCCTGCTCCTGATTCACCGGCTGATCCGTCTCAAGGACAGCGGACGGGATCGCGTCGGCACCGAAGAAGTTACGGCCGAACCGCTGGGAGAGGATGCCCGTCTCGATCGTCGTCGCGAACGCGCGAATCGGGGACAACCCGAGAATCTCCCCGGGGATCACGAACCACGGGATGTGCAGCAGGTTGCCAGTTGAGTCACGACCCAGCCACGGCTCAACCCTACGACCATTCCACATCCACTCCGGACGTGAGATCGCCCGGTTGTCCTTCAGCGTCACCTCGTCCGGGTGCAGCCACTCGAGCTGTCGCGGCCAACCGTTCATGTCCGTCGACGTGATCAGGCCGTACGCGTTCCCTCGGAGCAGCAGCGACGTCAACGCGCGCTGCACCCACTCGTACGGGCCACCGAAGATCGTCGGCGTCGCAAGCAAAGGAGGCGTCGTGATCGGGGTCTTGATGCCGTTGACCTCACGGCACGCCTGCAATGGCAACGCGGCGATCGTGTCCGAGATCAACCGCGTCGCGGCCCACACCGGGGCGAGCGTCAAAGCGGTGTCGATCGAGTTTCCGTTCACGCCCGTGACGTCAGCCCCGGACCCCCACAGGTCCGTCCATGAGATCGCGCGCTGCTCCGCCTTCTCGACGCGGTCCTCTAGTTCCGCGACCCTGCCGGACCGCCACCATTTAGCCATCACGCGGTCCTTTCACCAGACGTTCGCGGCCACATCGGCCTCGGCGGCGACCTTCCACAAAGCGAGAGTGCAAGCCACGAGCGGGGAAATGTCGACGCTCGAAGACTTCCGCGACCACGCCCAGGCGTCACCCAACGGGCGCTTGGCCGCGCCCTTCACCGCCGCCGTGAGCTCGGGGGAGCCTTCATGTCGCATTGCCCGCTGGTCGACCGCGTCGAAGAACGACCCACAGGCCGCCGCGTACTCCGTGCCGTTGACTTTCAGAAGATGCACGCCAGCGTTCTCGAGTTCCTCGATGAAGGACCCGGCCGGGCTGCGCTCATCGACGGCCACCTGGGCGCCATGACGCTGCGAAAGGTCAATGATCCTGTCGACCAGCCAGCCCGTTCCCGGGCGGTGATCAAGAACCTTCACGAACCGGCCCTCGTCCGCAGCCCCGACAGATCCCGAGGACCGATCCGGGCTCACGTCGAACGCGAGATACTGAGGCCCCGGCGATTGGTGCTCCGCGTCCCGGCACGCCGCCCATGCCTCGTCGCTGATTACCTGCGACGCCGTCCCATCAGTGGGGGGCCAGTCACCGACGCCGAGGCGCTCCACCGCGAATTCGCGGGGACCGAGAGCGCCGGCGCACTCGTTCGAGATGTGCTCCTGCGAGATACGAATCCCCATCCCCGGGTTGGCCATCGCCCACATCGCCGGCTCCGTCCGGATCTCGTCCGGGACGTTGTTCGGGTCATCGCCTGGGACGGACCACTCCACGTACATGAGGCGCGCGGCGCCCTTCATGCCGCGCTCCCAGAGCTGCGGATTGCCGTGGATCGACCGGGCCGCCATCGTCGGCACCAACGCCGCGGTCGTCGCGACCGGCAAGATCATCGCCTCGTCCAACACGACGAGATCCCCGGTGAGGCCACGGCCACCGCCGCCCGTCCGCGTCTTGAACAGGATGCGAGAGCCGTCGCGCAGCTCGATCGCCTCCATGCCCTTCCCCTTCGGGGCGCGCATCACCTGCTGATCGAACTCCGGGACGCCCTCGATCAACTCAAGCAACCGGCGCTGATGCTCAGACGACGTCGCCTGCTCATGCGCCGAATGAATAATCAGGCGTTCCTCTTCGATCGCGAACAGGCCGGTGAGCTCGCGGCCCTCAAGCGTCGAACCCTTCCCGTTCTGGCGGGGAACGACCTCGCCGACCTCGAACGCGGCCCACTTTCCGTCGTCGCGCTCCCCGAGCGAACCGGTGAGCACAAGCTGCTGCCACGGGTCCAGGAACAAGCCCGCGCGCTCGCACACCTCAAGCGCGTCCTCCCCGCTTGACGAAACTGGAGCCTCGGGGATTAGGCAGATCCTAGGATGCTGCGATCCCAGAACGTCGGGCGGCGCGGCGAGCGCGGACCTTGTCAAGATCGGTCTCCTTCTTCGCCGGCGGCGCCAACTGGCGAAGCTGCTGCATCACCTCGAGCAACGCCTTCGCGCACATCGACTTCGACGTCGCCGAATTCGGGTGCGGCGTCCAAGACTGGACGTGCCCGCACGACTCGCATTCCTGCTCAGCCAGGACATCGTCCAGTTCGCGTGCCATCGCCAACGCAGTCGCGGCCATAGCCGAATCCGCGAGCTCCGGCGCGCTCCTGCGGATCAACTCCAAGTCTCGGGTGACCGCCTCGACAACCGACATCACCACTCCCTCGAAACGCCCCGCTCGACACGATGCCTCGCAGTCGCCCGATTGCAGTCCCGATGCTCAGGCCCCGCATACCGCGAACGGTCCAAGTCGTCGTGCCCCAGATCCCACGGCTGGCCCGCCAGAATCGGCCGGCCGCACCTCGCACACGCAACCCTGCCAGACGCCACCGCCGGCGCAACCCGCGCCCTCGCCTTCTGATGCTCCCAGCCGTACCCCCGCGCCGTCGTCCTAGCCACGACCCGCGACCTTCCCGGACTTAGGGGGGGAGAGCCTGAC